GTAGGGATGGTAGCAACATCAGCAGTGGTTGTACCATATTCCTCTTTTTCAATCTTTTTCTTTTTCTTCTTTTTAGGATTCTCTTCCTCAGAATATTCTTCTAAGAGTGTAGAGATAGATTCTTTCTCACCCTCTTCAATATTCATTTCGTTTAATGCTAACTTTGTATCAACACCGTAGTTTTCTCTAAGGAGAGCGAGCGCTGCTACATAAGAAGCAATACGAGACTTACCGCCCGGAAATGCACCTAACAGTCTTTTCAGATTGAATACGAGTCTATGAAAGAGGTTAAACGCATCTCGTTCTTCAGATGTAGTAATTTTTTTATCTGTACGTTTACCATTCTCATCAACAATACCCAACTCATAGGCTTTCGTCTTGTCAAATGGTGTAACCATTAACTTCAGAAATCTATAGGTGTATATGGTATCAGTAATTGTAGAGAGTGCCATTAAATCTTCCGAAGAGCGGTTATAATTTTTTTATCCATTTCGATGCCTATTAAATCAGTAGGCTCTATATATTTTAAAAATACTAAGAATGTTTTAATAATTGACCAATACTTATACTCAAGTTTGACTGCCATCATTTTGACGCCAATCTCAATACCAAAAACATTACAAAACACAATAATATGATTAAGTAATAATCTTTCAGATAATTCCCCAGTTTCTAAGTACCGATTTATAATTCTCTTGATGTACTTAATACGATCAAGGTCGGCATAAAATTCTTCGGTACTAGAACACTGTGGATTATTATAATGCTTAGCAGCAACAATCAGATAATTATCTTCTGTTACTTCTACTTTTTCACTGTGAAGTTGCATAATTTAAATTTGTGCTTCGAGATCCTCAATCATTTGAGATTTAGTCATAGAAGTATCTAAGTCAACTCCATATGTCTCATATGCATGCTCAGCCAGTTGAGATTTAGTCATAGCAGAATAATCTACTGGATCTGCTTCAGTCAGAACTTCAGCAGTTTCTTCTACCACTGGCTCTGGGTCAGCTTCAATGATTGGCTCTGGTTCTGGAGCAGGGGCTGGAGCTGGAGCGGATACAGGAGTATCAGCTTTAGCAATATAGTATTCTTCAACTTCACGGTCGCTGTGCTTACGAGAAATAAGCAATTCACCAGTCTTAGAATCTACCCAACCTCTAGTAGTTGGTCTGGCATTTTTTGCCCAAGAAGGAGGTTTCAACATTTCAATAATCCTTTAGTTGTTCGTCTTCATTTGTTGTAATGCTTTTGTAATACCATCAATAATTTCTGTTTTAATAGGATTTACAAAAGAGGTGTCACCATTGCGTTGATCACCAAGTCTAGGTGGAGTCTGCTTCAATGCTTTTTCAGCTTCTTCCTGATTCTGCTTATAGATTGCTTCAGCATCTAAAGCAACTTCCATGTTATGCTGATCAACAAATTCTTTACGATCTCCCATAGGAATATCGTTCTCGCCAGCATTCATCTGCTTATCGTATGTATCTTGAGTGGAAGTATCTGGACCATGTTGTGCAGTAGAACCGGGAGCAGCTGCTTCTTCTACAGACTCTTTTCCTGTAAAAGTTCTTACCAGCTTTTTCTTGTTTCTGCTAGATTGAAACTTCTTATTGGCATAACGACCAAACTTTACCGCTTGATCGAATTTTTTATCGCCAGTTTTCTTATCACCTGCATCATCAGCATCTTTAGACTGCCCCATTGCCTTTTGATAAGACTTCATAGCTGTCTTATAAGAAACCTCATCCATCTCCTCTCTGCCCATCAGAGCATCATGGTTCTTGACAGCATATGCGTTTGCTTTTTCTTCGCTATCAAATTTAGCTACGACCTTACCGTCTTTATTATATACGCAGTACATTTTCATTTCGTCATTGTACTTAACGTGATCGGTAGGGTCCATTTCTTCATCCATAGCCTTCTTGATGGCCTTACGACGGTTCTTCAGATATTCATCAGAACTATCTACATCACCGTCATTGTCAATGTCAGCATCTGCCTTACCTACAGGGTCAAGCTTCTTTGCTTCTTTCTTGGATTTTGCTTTGTAGTGCTTACCTTCAAATACAAAGGTATCTTCGCCTTCTTGTACAGCAGCAACAGCAGCTTCCATGAATGCTTCTACTTGCTCGTCAGCAATAGACTCTGGCACCCATGTAGCACGTTCTGTTTTGGGAGTCGCCATTTCCATCAAGGCATTACGCATAGATTTAATAGACATTTGTTTTTCCTTACTTATTAAACAGATAGGTGATTAAGGTGCCGAAACCACCCACCACGCCTGTAATGATTATCCAACTAATCTTATTTATAATATTTACTGTTATCTGGTTCTTTTGAACCACTTTTTCCATTTCAGAAACTTTATCAGAAAGATCGCTAATATCTTTCCGTAGTTGTTTATGATCATCCTCTTGGTTTAATAGGCGTTCTTCAACTCTCGCCATTTGTACGAGAACTTCAGAGAGCTTATCAATCTTTTGTTCAATGCGATCCATGCGCTCTGCTTGTGTAGGCATTTTAGTCTAGCTCCGAAACCGTTTTACCCTTTTCCCACATACGACATGACCAATAGCGAGCTTTCCACTTAGGACCAGGATTTGTGTCACACTTGTGCCTTGCTCTAAAGTTTTTACGACGACCAGGATCGTCTCGTTTGATCTCCATGTTTGGATCACCAAAACCAAGTTTGATTACGTTACCTTTTTCGTTTTTAACGTAAACATAAAACTTTTTCTTACCATCGCTCGAACGAAAAGGGTCATTAAGTTTTACTTTACGTCCCTGATATTCCGCCTGTTCGACAATCGGATCTTCTTCGATATGGCATCCAAATGTTTTCACTTTTTATTCTCCGATGGATTTGAAATATAATCATTAAGAGAGTTTAAATCTTTAGCAGATGTGGCGAGTTTATTCGTCCACCAAGTCGGAAGAGAACCTTCGTCGCCCATATTACTTAAAGCATTAGATATTGCATTCGCATCTTCTACAATAGTTTTACACATTCTTTCAGATGAAGAAACATCAGTATGTCCATCTTCATTTACTTTACCTTGACCGGGAGTCATAGAGGCATATCTATCTCTGAGTTCAGTTGTGCCAAACTCTAAAGAAGTCATCTTTTTAGGTGCATCTTCTTTCTTTTTCTTACTTGCATTCAGACGCTTCATCGTTTCTCTAAATGTCTTAGTGCGGGCATCAATCGCAACTGCCTCATCAACTTTATCAGGCAGACCTTTGTGTTTTGTACCTGCAAACTTTTCCAGTTCTTTAGTGGACATAGACTTTGCCAAGTCTCTGACTGTATCAGATACTTCGGCATCAGGAACATCACCACGCTTATATGCAAGTGCCAATCCCATTAATTTCTGCTGCTGCTTGGATACAGCTTTTTCTTTTAGTTCTTTTAAAGTGGTCATTTCTTTACCTTTGCCCATAAATCTGCATCTGTAGTTTTTCTAGTTTTACCACCAGTAATAAATGAATTCACACGAGCGAATGCCCACTGCTGAGGTGTAGTTCCTGGTCTGTGACCAGTTTTCCACGCAGCCATACCACGATTATAAACTTGCTTTAGAATACCATACGAAATACCTGATTTCTCAGCCTTTTTTACCAGACCTTCAATCTTTTCTTCCTCTAAGTTCTCTTCACCATACATTTGTTTGAACTTTTTAGTATACTTAGAGGGTTTAGTTTTAGCATCAGCGTCGCCAGGAGCAGGTTTATATGCAGCTGGATCGTCATCGCTCATTTTAGCTTGCCGTTTAAACTGTGCTGCTCTAGATTTTTTAGTGGACTTAGCCATTCCAGTATAATATTTTTTAGGCTGAGATCCTGGAGCATCACCGATGTCTGGATCTTCTGGAGTCTTTCTTTCTTCCAGAGGTTCAACATCAGTTAACCATTTACGCTTTTTCTTACCATCCATTTCAACAATAACATAATTAGAACCACAATGAGTAATGGTAACGACTTCATCAGTTTCTTTTAAAATTACTGATTGACCATTATAAAACAGTTCGCCATTCACATAATTTTCACGTCGTTCTGAAACAGGCTCTAATTCAACATGTCTAATAAATGATTTATTTTCATTAAGATTCATTCCTTTGCGAACTGCATTAAACAGTTGCTTTGCTAATGAATCGGACACACCTTTTGGGAGACCTTGTGAGAACTTTGCAAAGTCATTGTTCTTTGCGTTCTCTCTTTGTTTAGATGCAGACATGCCAGAGACGTCATCAGAGTCCGGATCACGATCACCAGCGGAAACTACTTTAACAGTGTCGAACTTATATAGACCATGTCTGGATTCTACACCATTATATTTTTGCAAAAGTTTATCAAATTCTGCTACACGATCAGAACCTGCAACCATTACAAGGTTTTTATATCCCTGCTTGTACATATATACAGTAGCATCTAAGAAGTTCTTTACAGAAGTATCTAGAATAATATTGCGTCCATGCTTAGGGAACATTTTCCGCATGAACTTTACTTTAGTTCGATACTCCAAAGGATTCTTTTTAGAATCTACTGATTGGGATGCAAAAATCTTGTAATCATTCCCCCTTGCTAGGGATGATACTTTATCTAAAAGCTTTTCGTGTCCAGTGGTAGGTGGATTGAATCTGCCAAATACTAGATATCCTACAGAAGCTTGTTCTTCAAGGTAAAGTTTAAAACTGCTAATCATCTTCCAGCTCTTCTGCTCACATCTAATTTTCTTTTTCCGGGAAGTAATCGTTTAGAGATTACGCCAACTACACGTTTACTTTTATCTAGTCTCTTTTCTACTCTCGCTTTTTGAGCAACGCTCATACCTGCTTTAGTCTTACCACCAAAGTATCTTTTTGTCAATACATCTCTGGCAGACCTACGCCCTCTGGACTTTAATCTTTGTAAAGTCGGGGCTTTGCGAAGAGCAATTTTTCTTTGACGTTGAATCTTTTGCTTGCGACGTTTCATTGCGATAGAACGCTTACGTCTAGCCTGAAACGACAAGACTTCAGATACGGGTAAAGACTCCCCCTCACTAGGAGAGGAAGTCTCTGCAATAATCGAGAGGAAGTCTTTAAACCCAATCATAATCTTAGAACTTGAAGCCTACGCCGATTTTCATGCCGTCAGCAGTGGTTACCCAGTCATTGACTTCGGTGAGTTCATCCTCAACCACGTCAACAGACCAACCCCAGCTAACACCGATGGACGCACGATCGTTCAGGTCATGAGTGTAACCGATTCCGTAGGATGCACCACCCCAACCAACAGCGATAGCGCCGTCAGAAGCGAGGTCCATAGAACCACCTACCCATACATACTCACCACCAATAATGCCAGGAGTAATATTCAGGGTTGGGTTAAGGGTTACATCACCCCAGGTGTTACCGTCACCACGACCAATCAGGTCTGCACCGGATGTTGCACCCCATGCATAGCTTACGCTAGTGTCGAGGGAAGCAAAACCAAGGTCCATGCCTGTGCCGAGACTAATTGCATAATCATCAGCAGTGTTGTCACCACGGTCATTGAGTGTGAAACCTGCATCTACACCGAATCCAGCAATGCCCAACTCTGCACCAACGGTCCAGTCTGCGTTACCTTCCAGATCGGTAGATACGCCGACAGTTGCGTTGGACATAAGAGCGGATCCATTATCAGCAGCATCTTGTGCAATTGCAGGAGCGGCTACCATAGTAGCCATAATTGCGGAAATAAGATATTTCATATCGTTCCTCTTTATTTACTCCAACCCTTGAGAATCGTTGGGTCAAAGTTGTTAGTTGAAAATTCATATCGATTCACCAGCTTAACAGCATTGTTACCTAGCTTATCAATAGCAACGTAACCTTCAGGTTCAGTTGATCTAAACCCGTTAGTCGTCTGAATAAAAGTCTTAATATTCTTGACTTTATTTAATTTATTTATAAGTGACAATTTCGCTAACACTATCACTTTTTGTAAGTCAAACATTTTCTTAAGACTCTTTTTATTCTCCTTTGAGAAGAATTCTAGTATTTTAGACAAAGCATCTCTCTGAGTTTGCTTGCCTTTTTCGGATTTTCTTTTGTCTATTTCTTTCTGATACTTATTCTCAATCCATTTAATCAGATTACGAACATGTTGATCAGTGTCTGTAATAATCGTTCCACTACGCACAAATGTATTATTGAACTGTTCAATCAGTTGAGCGAGCTTTTGATCTTGTTCTAGCTGTCTTAGAGTAGAACCAGAGATTTCATTAAAGAGTTTACCTGCACGAGACAAGTGTGCATTTACTCTTTCAGTTTCTTTCGCAGACATGGTGGCTGTACCAGAAACATCACGCAACATCGCATCTTGCTGCCAAACATTAGCAGACTTACTTAATTTAGAAACATTTACTCCATAAGAAGCCTTCATGTTTTCGAAACTGTCTCCTGTGTAGGTTGTGTGCCAGACGACTCCGATTTTCGCTTTTTTAATTTCTTGAGCATCCTTGCTGTTCTTTTCGACAGCATAGACAATTGTATTAGGGTGAAACGTGAGGTAATCCATTCCAGCGATCTTTTCGGATTTGAGATCAGATTTTGTAAAAAGTAAATCACCTTGAATAACTCCTTTAATACCAAGATTAGCGAAATGTTTAAGCGACAGCTTTAGTTTCTTTGCAAGATCACCAGAAGTGTCAGCATCAACATCTGCATCCGTCTTATATACTTTAGGGTTTTTGTTAAAGATGCCTTTCTTGGCAACAAAAAACTTACCGTCACGTGGATCAACACCAGCAAAGATAGCAGGAGCGCCATCCCATTTTACACTGACACCACCTTTATCAACACCAGCTAGCATGTCACGCAACGAACGTAATGCATTGATTGCGTCTCGTGTACCATTCACACCACCATAGAGAACCTTGTCCTCAATATGAGTCATGTGCGTGTTCTTTTGTTCAGTGATAAAAGATTTAAATGATTTCATTTTATCTTTCCACCAAAATTAAATCGAAGGATGACGAAACGACTGTACCTGTTGAGGCAATTGCTCGAATTTCAATGTCTGTTTTTGTTGGAATTTGAAATGGAATTTCATAATTTCTAGTATGAAGGCCACCGGGAACATCCATAATATCTCTTGTTCTAAACGCAGCGTTTGCCCCTTGTCCAGATGCTCTCGTATATAATGAAGCCGTAACAGTATCATTA